TCATGGGCGCCCTGCATAACCCCTACCCGGAGCCCTTCCCGGTCGAAGGCTTCCAGAGCCTGCTGCACCAGCTTCACTCGGTCGCAGATGAAGATCCCGCGCTTACCCTTCTTGGCTGCCTCGGCCAGGATATAGGCTGCGGTGATGGTCTTTCCGAATGAACAGGGCGCCGCCAGGATGGGGCGCTTGTTCCCGTGCCGTAGGCTGTGCCGAAGCATCTCCACGGCCCGGACTTGATGCGGTCTAAGTTGCATAGGTCAGTCTCCTCTGTCCCCCATCATGCCACCACGGCCCTGGGGGTCTAATTGGTTCTGTCTATCGCTCCGGTTTCTCCAGGCATAGGTTGTCTAATGAGGGCTGTTGGTGCCCCCTGACTCTCACTCCGTCAAATTGCCCAGTCACTAGCGGTAATCGGCAACGATTTGACCCCGGCTCGCAACACCGTCCCCCATCCTCAGATGGCACCTTTACGCCGTTTGTCCCGCCCTCATAGGTTGCTAGTGAAATCCCGCTTTACCGGTGGCCGCACGGTGCGACGGCGCTGCTTACGGGGACCGGTCCCGCCACGTTCCCGCATGGGAATTAGGGAACGTGAAAGCTTGTTTTCTTGGGGAGAGTTAGTGACAATCGGAGAGCGCGTGGTGCCTGGCTCTCCCCTCTCCTCATCCTCAGGTTGGGCTTCGCGGACTAACCACCCGACACGCGCCTTCACCCGAACCCCAAATATGCCGAAGCATCCACTCCGCCGCAAGGCTTCTCAGTTGTAGGAGATGAAATACGGCTCCCCGGATGCCTCATACGCCTGGAATTGTGCCCTGTAGTGGGCAGATACCTCCTTCCTTAGGTCCTTAGTCGCCCTCAGGAGCCCGTTGCGCTTCTCTAGCAGGAGATCAAGGTGTCCCTGCCCCAGGTGATCCTCTAGCCACCTGGTGAACTCTACGGGGTGCTCCGTGAAGTACCGGTGGTGGTACGCGCAGAGGGAGACCGCGTTATCCATGGACCAGCGGGTCGAATTGTTCCTGCGTCCGTAGATATGGGCGCAATGGAGCCCCTGATCGGGCCCAGGGAACCCCTTCCCGCAATGCTCGCACGTCCAGTTTGCCCTAGCCCTTACGCATAGACTGAACCAGTGATCCGCCGCGTCCCGTTTAATGGCTGCCATTTATGCTCTCGATCAGTAGGTCGATGTAGTGCCTGGCCTTCTCCAGGTCCTGGATGCCGTTCTTGTGCCGCCACCGGCAGAGGTACTTGATCGCATTCGCCTCGCAGAACGGGATCTCGTTGGCCAGGATGAAGTCTATGGGCTGGATCTTCAGGCGCTGGTAGTGGTCGCCGCCGACCTGCGTCTCCTTAGCCGTCATCGTCCCTCCTGGGGATTGTGGCCAGCCTAGGGGTGTCCTCTAGCGCCGCCTTGAGAGCGCGCCTCATACGCGCCAGCAGGGCCTTGTCGTCCGTGATGAGGACAATGGACAGAACCACGTCCCCGTCGTCGTCAGGGTCGTCCTCCTGCCACTCCAGGCGCATCATGCAGCCAGGCGCTTGTAGAGGCTGTTGATGGCTCGATTCAGGTCGGACTCGCTGTAGATGTAGAACACGTCCCCGGCCTGCTTCTTGCCCTCATGCACCACGATCCGGAAGGCGTCCGTCCCGTATCCCGGAACGTGCGTACAGTCCACGTCCTGGTAGGCCGTGACACGCCGGAGGGTGCCGTCCATGTTCCCATAATTATTCATACTCTCTCCTCAATACGTCGATCCCGCACGTCAGGCGCATCTGTTCGCCGTATTCCTCGTGCATCACAATGCACTTCATGTCTCGCCCTGAGAGCCACCCGCCGCCCACGCTGTAGGAGTCGCCGGGAGCGAGCGTCCGCACCTGCTCCACGAAGCATGGCCCGGTATACTCCACTCGGTTGTCGTGATGGTGGTGTCCCCGGAAAAAGGTCCGGTGTTTAGTCTGCCCCCAGTCCTCCGGCCGCTCCGCTGCCATTATGCCAGGCAGATCCCGGTCCTTCGTTTGATGACCATGCACCACCCCGATCAAGCACTTCCCGTGCCGTAGGTAGTGGCGAGTCGTGGGCGCGTCATGGATGACCACCCGGGGCTCGTTCTCGTATAGGGTCCGGAACATGACGTTCAGGAAATGCGCGAAGGTCTCGTCGTGGTTCCCCGGCGCATTTATCACCTCGACCACTTCGTGCTTCTCTCGCATCCGCTCGATGCACCGCTTCAGGATCCGGACGCCGACGTCTATCATCTTGGCGGTCCTACTGTCGCGATCAAGGATATGGCCAGATTTCTCGGTGCTTCCGGCCATGTTCGTATAGTGAAAAAAATCGCCCAAATTCACAAGGACGCCGCGCTTCGATGGCGGGCTGCGCTCGACTAGATAGTCTACCGCGTTGCACATATCGGCCTCGGCGATGGCTAGGTCGAAGTTTTCCCCGACCTCCTCCGCCCAGGCGTACATTCCCACATGAGGGTCGCCCCAAGGGTAGACAGACAGGAGCTGCCCGTTCACGTCAGGGGGAGGCGGCATGGTTTTCGTGGGCTTCACGTCTGCGCAGATCGCCTCGACGGCCTGGCGCATGATCTCTAGCTGCGCTTCCTTATCCAGCGCCGTCTTGACCCACTGAATTTTAGGCTGGCCGTCCTCTCCGTAGAGGGTAGACGTCCCCTTCACCACGAACGGGCCGGTGGTCGGCCTGGTCATGTCGGCGTCCGGCGCATAGCCCATCTTCGCGGCTCGATAGCGAACCCGGTCTACGGCCTGGCGGATGGTCCCGCTGTTTACCCCTAGGGCCTTGGCTGCCGCGTTCATGGCGCCGTGTTCGATTGTGGCCTTCAGGTAGGTGCGCTCCTGGTCAGATACGCAATAATCCAGGAGCTTCTCGTCTAGCTTTAACGGTGCGCCCATGGCTCCCCCTCCCAGAGGTTCAGGCTTGGCTCTTCCTGATTTGCATAAACTCCGACTCGGCCGGGGTGGCGAGCTGGCATCCTAGGTCTAATGCCCATGCGTAGACGCTCTCCATGAAATGGTACATTTCGCCCCGTTTGAGTTTTGCGGTACTGCGTAGCTGGTTATCAATCATTAGCTTACCAGCTTTTATTGATTCGGTGCCCAAGAACCGATACTTCACAATGGCCTTCATTTCCTCTTCCGTTAGCTCGGGCCTAGCGGGTTTGAAATGCTTCACCATTTCCCGGATCCAGACGTGGAAGAGCGCGTTCTGATCCAGGCTTCTGGGATTCTGGTACTCCTCCGGCTTGATGCAGACCGGCTTAGTCCAGTCCCACTGGTCCCGTAGGTATGCCTTGAGGTGATCCAGGCGCTCGTCTAGCTGTCGCTTGCTGTCGATCTTCCAAAATTGCATACAAAAAAGGGGCCAGATGGCCCCTCCTCCTATTGGTAGGTGATGAACTGGTCTATGGTGACGCCGAAGTAATTGGCCCACATTTTGACCAGGCTCAACCTTGCGTCCTTCATCGTCCGCCAGCGCGAGACCTCCGGAGCGGCCACCTTGAACGCTCGCTGGAGGTCCGCGTTCCGAACCTTCCTATCGGTCTGGAGGGCTCGTAGCGAACGGCCGACGTCTATCTGTAGGGCCTCGACCGCCGCCGCCTTATCCATCAGAACGGCACCTGGTCGAAGTCATCAGCCGGGGGGCTCGGAGGCGTCAGGCGCTCCTCTTTCGGCTTGAATGCTAGCTTGATGGCCGGACGGGTCTCCGGTGCATCGTCATCCCGGGGCCAGGCGCTCACCCAATACTCCACGCCGTCGATGGTGGCGGATCCGGTCCACTTGGGATGCTTCTCGTTTTGGCGCTTCCGGTTGCCCCAGAGGCCGCCGCTGTTATCGTAGCTCATCGCTTGTATCTCTCCACTTCTGCATTGATTAGGTCGCACGCCGAACGAACCACTCCGTCCAGCTTGGCGATGTACTCCTCGTCTCTGTCGATCCGGACGATCAGCACTTCCATGTCCGGATGGTAGGAGACAAAATCCCACCACTTCCTGCCGGTGATCCAGAGGCAGCCCTGAACCTGGGGGATATGCTTCGTGGGCATAGTCCCAAGTCGGAGCGTCTCGATATGCGTATGGGGTAGCGGGCACTTGATCTCGATGCCACCTAGCCCACCGATGAACCCATCAGGCGAGCATCCGGCCTCGATCTCGTCGTGTTTAATGAACCCCATTTCCGTGACGGTGTTCCCGGTCTCGAACTCGTAGAAGGCGCGAGCGTGAGGTTCCAATTCGGTCCCTCTAGCCATGGCGTCCGTGGTCGGGATCTTCGT